GATATCGGCCTGCTTTACCAAGGAATCTGCGGTCAGATCGATTGGGTAACGCCTCTGTAGAATCTCAAGAGTTAGCTTCGGCGAAACGAATGCCAGGGGCATGACTGCCCCGAGATAGCGAGCGTTGACCCCTTCCCGTCGTCCGAGCTCGTCGAGCGTGGATGCGCGACCTTCTGCGAGCTCCTTGAACCAGAATCGTGCGCGCGCGAAGACCTTCAACAGGGCAGCGTCTGCGGGCCGCTCAATCGTCTGAGCGTTGGAACTAGGCAGTATGAGCCGCGTCTCAACTCCACGCCTTCGAATCTGCATCGGCAGGTCGTGTCGAATGCATCCCACGACACCGTCGACAATCCTCGAAGGCTCCAGCCAGACCGCCACACGGCTCGGGTGAAGCTGGGCCCGCTCCAGGAGGTCCGTAGGCTTAGCCGCGGCTCGATCAGACTGCTCGATCAGACGCGGCACATCCGATTCGGGAATTCCCGACTCGATCGCCGCGTGGGCGAGCTTCGCAGGATCGTCGAGTAGCTGTTGGATGCCGCGCTCGATTAACCCTTCGATCTCTTGAGCCGCGATCCTCCAGGTCGGTCGCGGCTTTGCGGCATCCGCGGGCTGTTCGTCCGCCGCGGTTTTCGCCGACTGATAGTACCGGTACCGACGACCGCCCTTCCTCGACGAATCTCCCCTGAGCGCCACCCCCGCCTCGTCGTACAGCTTCCCTCGAAGCGGGTAGGGAATCGGCTGCTTCTTCTTGCTCTTCGGAGCCCTTCGGCTTTCCGACTCCGTCGACCGCCCGAATCTCGTCGCATCCCACATCTCGAGATCAATGATCGCATCGTGCTGGCCCTCATGGACGACCCCCTTGTGCTGGATCTGCCCGATGTAGAGCGGGTTGTGGACGATGCGGTGGATGTGCCCGAGGCGAAACGGCAGCCCGCCGCTCGTCCTCCCGTCCTTGAACGTCCGGAGCTTCGTTCGCAGGCCCAGTCGGTCGGCCTCCCGCTTCACCTTCCACGAGCTTCGATGCTCCCGATAGAGCTCGAAGATCGTGCGGACCGTCTCCGCCTCCTCCGGGACGATCTTGAGCGTGCGTCCGTCGGCCTCGTAGCCGAGCGGCACGAGGCCCCCCATCCAGAGGCCCTTTTTCTTCGAGGCCGCGATCTTGTCCCGGATCCGCTCTCCGGTGACCTCGCGCTCGAACTGCGCGAATGACAGCAACATGTTGAGCGTGAGCCGCCCCATCGAGGTCGTCGTGTTGAACTGCTGCGTGACCGACACGAACGAGACCTTCTGCGCGTCGAGCACGTCGACGATCTTGGCGAAGTCGGGGAGCGAACGGGTGAGGCGGTCGACCTTGTAGACGACGACGGTATCGACCTTGCCGGCCTCGATGTCCACGAGGAGCTGCTGCAGTCCTGGGCGATTCACGTTCCCGCCCGAGAATCCGCCGTCGTCGTAGCGGGCTCGGAGGAGCTTCCAGCCCTCGCCGATCTGGCTCTGGACGTAGGCCTCGCAGGCCTCGCGCTGGGCGTCGAGCGAGTTGAAGTCCTGGTCGAGACCCTCCTCCGAGGATTTCCGGGTGTAGATGGCGCAGCGCCGCCGCGGGGGCTTCTGGGTCGCCATCCTAGGACCGCGCCTTCAGGCCGAAAAAGCGGGGGCCGGACCAGTGGACGCCGGTGATCTCGCGGGCCACGGCCGTGAGCGAGGGCCAGGTCTCGTCGCGGAACTGGACGCCGTCCTCGAGGACGACCACCTCGTGCATGGTCCCGTGCCACTCGCGGAGGAGGCGGGTCCCGGGCTTGACCTTCGGTCCCTGGGGCATGACCGGCTTCCCGGCGGCCAGGTTCGCGGCCGCCTTGTCGAGCAAGCGGCGCGTCTTCTTGTCGAGACCGCCGTACACGTTCTCCTGGAGCCGATACGCGATCGCGTATCGCAGGATCTTGCGGCTCATCTTGGGCGGGCAGGGCGTGGCGTAGAGCTCCTGCCAGCGCGCCTTGAGCTCCGGGCGGGGGAGGTCGGGGAGGGCGGCGAGCTCGGTTTCGAGGGCTTGGTTCGGGGCATATCGCTTGGGCATGGGTGGACTCCTTGATCGATCTCCGGGCCCCGCGAGACGCCGAGGAGGTCGACCGTCGACCCGCTCGGGCGCCTCGAGGAGACCCGGAGAGACGACCCATGCACGCTTCCGGGGGGCGGGGAGTCAAGGTGATCCGGTTGGAGATCGCGTGTCCGGGGGACACGATTCGCCTTCCATTCGCGAGCCGCGCCGACTCAGCTGGCGCGGCCGCGAGCTGCGGGCCAGCTTCGTCAGTGGCATGCCGCGAACTCGTGCGCCCTAGAAGCCGCGCCGAAAGTCAGGTCGATTGATCGGGATGATCTGCGGCAACCCGACTGAAGGCACGGGCTGCCGCAGCTTGGCTGCTGCCCAATTCAGGAACTGCGAGAGGCTGTCCACCTGGTCGTCGTGGCGTCCAGACGGGAACGACAGCACTTCGACCAGAAAGTCCCCGAGCCAGGGCGCATTCTCAGGAAGCAGAACATGCCCCGCCTCGATCACCGCACTCTGCGACTCGAGTCGGACGACTTTGTCGTTGTGTGGCCGGATCGGAATTGGCCGGATGCGATCCTCGTGCCGCAGCTCCTGGATGAGCGAGATTCCAGAGCCCGCTTCCTCGATGAGCACTGCCTGGGCTTCGTACTCTTCGGCATGGCTGACAATGCGACGCTTGAGATCAGGGAACTCGAGTCGCTTTCGAAAAACATCGATCAGGTAGAAGTTTTTGCCTTGCATCAGCCAGCTCGTGCAGACCGAGTAGTCGTTGGTCTTCTGGGCCTTCGAGGCTGTGTCCCAGCTTTGGATGATCTGATCGCCGGCTCCGAGATCGGGGAGTCGATCGTAGGATCGGAACCAGTCACGCTGGACGAGCGCGCCGCCGGGCGGGACCGGGGCCTGCTGGTACTGCGCGGAAAAGGACTGACTGCCCATCGCGGCCCGCAGCTCCCCGAGAACGGAGAGAGGCTCGCGTTCGGGATGGAGAATCTCGCCCTCCGCACGGTGATAGAAGATTCCATCAGCGAGCGGGATCTTCTGGGGCTGGTCGGAGATTGCCGGGAGGTTCAGATGAGTCCAGGTCTCGCCCTCCTTCTCCAGCACGTGCCCCACGAGATCGTCGACATGGAGGCGCTGCATGATCAGAATGATCACGTCGTCGCGCTTGTTATCGAGGCGCGAGGTGAGCGTCGAGTCGTACCACTCCGAGACCGCGGCCCGCTTCGTCTCGGACATTGCCTCGGCGGGTTTGAGGGGGTCGTCGATAATGATGAGGCTGCCGCCCCGGCCGGTGAGGGTGCCCCCGACCGAGGTCCCGAGCCGGTAGCCCTTGGCGGTCGTCTCGAACTCGGCCTCGGCATTCTTGCGGGGGTCGATCCGGGTCCGGGGGAAGAGCTGCCGATACCAGGGGGCCTCGATCACGGCACGGCAGTCGCGAGCGTGCTTCGCGGTGAGGTCCTGGGAGTAGCTCGCGCAGACGATTCGGGTCGCCGGATCGTGCCCGAGGACGAACGCGGGAAGGGCTACGGAGGCGCAGATCGATTTCAGATTCCGCGGAGGCAGCGTGATGATCAGCCGCCGGATCTCGCCGCGGCGAGCGCGCTCGAGCTCATACGCGATCGCATCGATGTGCCAATTCCCGAGGAAGGTCTGGCCGGGAACCACCGTCTGAAAGACCCGATGCGTGAAGTCGACAAGGTTCCTTCGGAGAAGGGTGTCCAGCAGCTTTCGGTCGTCGGCGATCATGAGGGGTCCTTCTCATCCGACTCCGCTTGTTCAGGAGCTTGCGCGGAGTGGGTTGCGCCGCGAAGCAAGCGCTCCTCGAAGGCGGCGAGGATCTCGAGCTCGTCATCGTGGAGGGGTTCGGTCGTCTCGGGGGCATCCTCGCCGGTGTCGAGCAGCCGCATCATCATTCCCAAGAGGAGGCCGCCTGAGCGCGCGTCGCCCTTGAGCGTCTTCGCGACGAGCGTCTTCACGACCGCCCGCTGCTTGCTTACGCGGTGCGTCTCTTCGCCCTCGCGGACCACGATTTTCTCGCCGAGCTCTTCCGCGAGGTCGGTCTTGAGGTTCTTCGTTCCCTTGGGTCGGCCACGAGGATTGCCGGACTGGCCGGGCTTGAAGCGGGTGCCTTTCGGGGGCTTGCCGTAGCCGATCTCGTAGTCGCTCGACGGGTCCCTTTCGGTGCTCATCGGACAGCCTCCTCAGCTTGGAGGGGCGTGTCTGTGATCTGGTCGGGAGGCGGACGCGACTCGGTCTCGTCGAGCCGCTCGGACGCCACCTGGGAGAAGCTCTGGCCGGTCTCGGCATGGATCGCCTCGAGCCCCGCGTGTTCCTCGAGGCGGCGCAGGGCCGCGTCGACGTAGCGGGGTTCGATCTCGAGCGCGCAGCCGACCCGACCCGTTCGTTCGGCCGCCAGGAGCGTCGTGCCGGATCCAGAGAACCCGTCCAGGACGACGTCACCGCGGCGCGAGCAGTCGAGCAGGGCGTCGGCCACGAGCCGTACGGGCTTCACCGTTGGGTGGATGCCGAGACCGCCGTCGCGCTCGGCCCCGAAGCTGTTCACGCCCGCGTACTTCCAGACGTTCGTCCGCGTCCGTCCGTAACGGCCGAGCTCTACGTTGTTCACGTGAGAGGCCGAGTCTGCCTTGAAGACGAAGACGAGCTCGTGCTGAGACCGGTAGAGCGATCCCATGCCCGCGTTCGTCTTCACCCAGACACAGATATTCTTGCACTCGCTGTAGACCGCGTCGCCCGCCGCGAGCAGCTCGCTCGCGTGACGCCAGTCCATGCA